AATAACCAAAACCCATGTTAAAGCCATAGTTTGGTTGATAACCCCTGTTAAAACCTTGTCCTCTGTTTCTTAATAAACTCATAATACCCTGTTCTATCTTATTTAACCTACTGTTAAAATCACCAACTTGATTAGGACCCGTGAGCTGTTGTCCAACTCTGTTGTAAGGGTTAGTTTCAGAAGGAGACATCGGTTGCAAAGGGCTAACTATTGTATCGGGTGAAGGAGCTTCTGGAGGTGGTAAACCAGGTGAAGCAATTGCTTTAGGTATAGTTGGTAAAGGTGTAAAACCTGGACTGGCAGGAAAGGCATTATTATCTGGTGCTATAGGTTGTGTGCCTATAGATAAATTATCATAACCTGGCTTTGGTGTTTCTCCAATACTTTCTAAGTATTTTCTAAAATTAGATGCACCACCTGTATCTCCAAATTTTATTGTTTCTCCTTGAGGAGTTGTAACATAACTTACTGCTTGTCCACCTATTCGCATATAATCATCTGGATTTTGATTGTAAAAATCCTCAAAGCCTTCTTTATATCTATCTGGTATTTGACCTGGTGCAGTTATGTTTGATCCTAGCATGTTTAAAGTTGCTTGTGGATCTAATTTTAATGTTCCAGGTGGTGAAACATTAAAGTTTGCATTTGATACACCAAGTAAATCATTTGATGTTTTTTGTTCTGGTAATTTATTACCTGCAGCTAAATAGTCTTGAAGATTAGAAAAACCCGCTCCAGGTTGTCCAGGATCATTAAAAGCAACGTATCTTCCCATGTCGCCTTCTCGACGAAAAGTAGCACCACCTAATTGACCACTGCCTCCAGCTAAAGGATTTCCATATAAAGGTTTATCAATCATCTATACTTTTCTAGTGTTACTTTTTTTATTATTTTGTGCAAATTTACGAGCTGATTCTGCTGAACCAAACCCCCACTTTTTAAGAGCTAAAGCTTTACGAGTTGGGCTACCATCAGGGTTTTTCATCGGACCTTTCATACCTGAAAATCGTGCAGCAAAAGAAATTCGTCTAGGATTTTTTCCTTTATTAACAGGAGCTTTTAGATTAGCTCCTTCTTTTTGTTTAAAATATTTTCTTCCAGCAACAGTTAATCCACCTGTTTTACTTTTATGTTCTTCTTTCATTACGCTTGACTTCTTTTAATAGCTTCTGCAGTTGGTGCTCCTTTTGCACCTTTCTTACGCATAGTTTTTCCAGCTTTTCTTTTTTGGGCTATGTTATACCATAATCCTTTTTTAGCTATTTTTCCTTCTTTAGTTTTGTGATATCCTTTTTTCATTATCTTCTCCCATCTGGTCTAAGTTGTAGTTTCATTGAACCTAATCTCCAATTAGTTTCATCTACTACATCGGTTACAAAATTTAATTTTACGGATCTTCCTCTTCCTCTTACATTAATTTTTTGAGTTGTGCTACTAACATTTCCTGAGGTAGTTTGACTTGTCGTCGATTGTGGATAATCTTCTAAAGTCATAGTAACTGTTAATTCTTTAGATAAGCTAGTAAAATCAGGAACAAATTTACTTACTGACATAAATTGATCTCCATCCCCAATCTCAATAGATCCTGAAGTTAAAGAAGCTGAAATTGCTGTGCCATCAGCTTGGTTATTTCCTACTTCATGGTTATAAATATAAGAAGCTCCTGCCGTCACTCCAATTGGTGTATCGGACACTCCCGTGCTTGTAGTAGCATTAGCTGTTAAACTAGCATTGTATTCAGTAGCAATAGGATTTTCATAAGTATAAGCTCCAAGATAAGTAGTTCTACCTAACGTCGTAGTATACCAAGTTCCCTCTAAATAATTATAGACAACCAATCTATCTATTTGTGTTGCACTTGAACTTGGGTAATACCACATAATTTCATTAAACTCAGGATTAACACCGCAAGCAATATCATTTTTGTTGGTATAACTTATGTCATCATACACATAATCTTGTACAGAACATGGCATTTTTTTAACAACCCCATCATACATATAAAATGCATCATCCCCCATCCAAAATGCTTGACCGTTTACATCAATAGCTGCATGTTGAGCTATCAGTCCACAGTTAGCTCCTAATTGTCGTTGACCAAAAGTAAAAGGTGTACCGACAAACTGGATGCCGTGTAGTGAAGTATCAGTCCACACAAGTATTTGACCTGTTGATCTAACAGCTCCTACGATACGAGAACCATCAACGATACGAAGTGAACCTGCTTCATTTTCTGCTGTAGGTGCAAATACTGTTAGACTTTCTCGATCAGCAAATCTAAAAAATAAATCATCTTGAGTAGCGCTATTAGCTACTGTGGTGCATGTTCCAAATAAAAATAAATGTCTTGTATCAGCCGATACCAAATTAAAACGAGAAGCAACAGGTGCTGTTGCACCAAGGCTCACGGCCCGCACACTTAATCCTGAAGATGTGTCCCATTTATATGTTCCACCATCTAATACCGTAGCTACTAAATCTTCTCCAAAATTATCCAACGACCAGTTTCTTCCTGCAATAGTTACGCTAGAAGAAGATCGAGGTGTGCCCCAGGTGCTTAATCCCCATGTTGCAACGCCCCATCCATATCCATACGTAGATGCAGTGGGTCCAACATTAATTTGATAATTCGCTGTAACAGAACCGCCCCCCGCAGCCGTAGTCCCTGTAGCATTTGAGGGAAAAGTAATTGTGTAACTGTTAGCGTCTATAACTGTAGTTATTTCAAATTCATTGTTAAATTCTAAACCATCTACAACATTGTTAGCACTACCATTATCAAAGGTAACAAAATCACCTTCATCAGCTCCGTGAGCAGCATCTGTTACCGTTACTCCTGCTCCTCCTGAAGTTGTCTCAAAAGGATTAGTTAGAGAAGCAGTTTCACGGATAGGAGTAACATCATGAACAGATCCTTCTGAATATATGTACAGTTTTCTATCTGTTCCTAATGCTAAGTATCTTGTACCATTAAGACTTATCCACGCATGAGTGTCTCTTACTACTCCAATAATAGTTTCATTAGGATTAGGTAAGTATTCCCATCCTTTCCACCTTTCTGGTTTTCCGTAGTGAAAACGCACTAATTGAGAATCAACATAACGTCGATCATCCCCCGCTGCATAAGGAGAATCCTGTTTATCTACACCAGGTTGAAATTTTAGATCGGTTAATTGCATGGAATGACATACTAAATTATTTCTTGTTTTCTGGCAAGAATTGAGTTCCTACATTCCCTTTAAAGACATATGTTCCGTGATGATTAAGGCCACTTATTACATCGGCGTACACACTTCCCCCAATTTTTTGCCATAATCGACAAAAAGCATAATCCTCAGATAAGTATCTTTTTGTTTCTGGTTCAATCATTGTATCAAAAAAAGCATAGTTCCAATCAGATTTAGCCATTTTTTCAAATACTTGTCTTTTTATCAACATAAACCCTGTAGCACCGTCTATAGCTTCTATAAACCCACTTTTAACTTCAATTCTTTCAGGGTTTTTTACATTAAGATTATATTCCAAAGAAGCTGCGTGAAGTTCATCTAAATCAATATCAGGTTTTTCAATAACTCTTTTTTTTACTTTTCTCCAGTCAATAGCTTTACGAGGATAAATTCCTGCTACAACATCTTTATCAAAATCTAACATTCTAAAAATTGATTTTTCACTAAAACCAATATCAGCATCTATAAAAAGAAGATGTGTATAATTACCTGGGTCATCCATAAATAATTGAACTAAAGTATTGCGAGCTCGTGTTATTAAAGATTCATTTCCAATAGTTCCAAATTGTAATTGAATATTATGCTTAGGAGCTTCGTTTACTAAACGCAAACAACTTTTAAAATAATCAGCCGTTATCATTCCTCCATAACAAGGTGTTCCTATAAATACTTTAGTTTTCATCTTTATAAAAAATATTAAGTGTATATCTATTAGAGCTATCTCCAAAAGATTGTAAGTCTGAATGCCATATTTTTGAACCGTTAAAAAACACAGCTCTATTTTCTACAAAACCAATATGAGAAGATAATTGATTATTATGCATAAAGCCTGTGCCGTTGTTAAGAAGAGGTTCTCCTTTAACAAACAAAAGAAAGTTAGCAACATTACCTTTATCATCATCAACGTGAAACAAAGGTTCTTTTTTATTTTCTCGTAGGTGTGCACTTACAGACATGGGCTCAAGATTTCTGTGTGGAAAAAAATATTGTTTAATTAATTTAAGTAACGGATCACTATGAATACTTTTATTAAAAGTGTGTCGCATACCATATAGCTGGCCGTTAGGGTTTTTTACCTCATAATACTCTAGTTTTGTTACATTTTCTTGTAATGATTTCAATGTGTCTTCATCCAAAAAATTATCTACATACATAACAAACTCTGTATTTTTATTGTGTTGCATAGTTTATTTTTTCTTAATAAAATTAGCCATAACATAACGAGGAGTTGAATTTCCTGCAAACTGCAAAGGGCTGTGATATATTTTAGCATCAAAGAAAATAGCTCTATTTTCTTTAAACCCAACATGTGAGTTTAAAACTTGGTTTCCTTCCTGCTCTATATAAAAACCAGTTCCATTATTTATTAAAGGATTTCCTAATAAATAAATTAAACAGTTAAAATCTACATTATCCTGATGAGGAATAGCAGGAGTGTTAGGAAAACTTAAAAAATAAAATGATTCCATATATTTTATTGAAGAAAAGTTAAAATGTGTTTTTAATCCTTTAGTTACTTCTTGAACCACAGGAGCATCTTCAGTTAATTCTACATGATGATAGTTGCGATTATAAACACTATCTTTCCCCGTGTGAGGATGAGAATATCTGTATTGAAAGTCTAAAGTTACAAGTTCTTTTTGCAAAGTTTGTATAAATTTAGAATCAAAAAAATTATCTTGAATGTATATATTATTTTTCATTATTGCGTCGTATAACTTACTGTTAAATATTCTATTTTTTTTATCCACCCTTTAGGAATAGCGATAGCACCACCTCCGTTTTGATCAGGTTTTCCAAGAGCATCTTTTTCTTCACTAAAAGATCTCATAATAACTACTTTCTCTTCCGTATTTACTACTAACCATCCTACTTCCATACATATGGCAACAGGTGCATTAAGAATTTCTTTTACTTCAAGCCACCCTGTTTCCATATCACGAGCATCAACCCATGTCACACGGACCATTGGAGTTTTATTAATGTCCATTTTTGTTTTGTCTATATTTAAATGTTGCTACCATTCTAAATTCAATACAGGTTCTACTTACTTCTCTTGCACAATGAGGAATTTGACCATTAAACACAACTACCCTACCAGGTTTAGGTAATACTGAACATATTATTTCTGTCCTTGTTGGATCAGTATAAATAGTCTCACCCGCATATGATATGTCCCAAACTTTATTTAAATAAAACATTATTGTGTAACAATGTTCAGGGTATGCACCGTCTTGATGCATATCATGAACTGTTCCATAAACATACCCACTAGCATAAGGTTTATC